GCAGCAGTCGCAAGAGTAAAATCTTCTCCTACCACACTGTATCCTTCGTTAGTTTTATTTAAAGATCCCACACCTCTTGATGAAACACCAAGTTTGACTCCTTCACCTAATAAATTAGATGCGATCTTACCCATCGGTGTGCTAAGAATCTTTGCTTTACCTATAAAATTATTTCCACTTTCTTTAAGAGAAACAATTTTATGAGATACTCTGTCGAGATTGACAGTCGGGCCATCAGGATGACCCAACTCCCCAAGAGCTCTACCTTTATCGACAAAGTTTTCGTTGTATCTATTAACT